CTTAGACTCACACTGCACTAAGCAATGTTAAAAAGGGTCGAACCAGATAATTCGCTTGCGTTCTGGTCCGTCGACTGTCCTTTTCGAAGGAAGTTCAGGGTTTTGATCCGGTCTTTGTCCGCCATACATGACGTTCATTTAACCGTTCCGATCTTTCCTGGTCTTCCTTCGGACAGGCTCTCCGCCCTGAAACGATTCGCTTCTGGAATCGTCGAGGGAAAAGCACACCCTTGGGATATGGCCATCAGAAGGCTGAGTCGTCGTGAACGATTTAGCATTGGCCATTCCCTCTTCCTTTTCCGGAAGATTCTTCCTTCTTCTGAGCCCGATCTTTCGAGCCTCATGGATAAGGTTTCTCGGCCCCCTCCCGGGGTCGATCCTTTGTTCATGGAGTTTGTTAGAAAGGAAGTTCCGGCCTTATTTCGAGAAGGTTGGGACTCAGGATACTCGAGGCGTGTTCGATCTTGTGTTTTGACCACGTCGGCATGCTCTGAGAATTCTCGCAAAGAAGGTGGTTCTCGTGCATACTTTCTCGAAAAGTGGGGCAAGGAGGCTAGACATGAATTTTCAAAATATCTTATGGGGGAGGAATCTCTTCCCGAGGTTCCGCCCTCTAAGATCATGTCGGTTGAGACAGGTGGTAAGTTTCGTGTGCTTACTAAATCGCCTGCTCATCACTCCGTGCTTCGTCCACTACATCATTGTATGTACGATCATTTATCCAAATTCCGCTGGCTTTTGCGTGGAGACGCAAAGGCTAGCCGTTTTGGGGATTTTGTTCAAAAGAGTGGGGAGGTTTTCGTTAGCGGGGATTACGAATCCGCGACGGATAATCTCAACTTGGATGTACAAAAGGAAATTCTCCGATTAGTGCTTCAGAGTGCTAGTCATGTTCCTAATTCGATTAAGAGGTTTGCCTTTTCTTCGATGTCCCCTGAACTTCTTCTCGACTCCGAGGGTAGCCCGCCCCGGATTGAGAGGCTTCAAAATGGACAAATGATGGGATCGTTACTTTCCTTCCCTCTATTGTGTATCGTCAACTATCTTTCTTTCAGGTTTGCCACTATGGACAAAAGTATTCCTGTTAAGATTAATGGTGACGATATCGTTTTCCGAGCCCGGCCTGAGGTCGCGGCAAGGTGGATGAGGGAGGTGGGGAAAGCCGGATTAACCCTCTCTGTCGGAAAGACAATTGTGGATCGCTCTATTTTCACTTTGAACTCGACGCCTTTCGTGGCGCTTCGAGCGAAGGTGCGAGTTCTGCCTTTCATTCGTACAAAAGCTTTGTTTGGGACTGAGGAGTCTTTCGAGTCCCTCCCCGGTAGGTACAGCTCTTTTGCTGTTGGCTATCGGAGGAGGCGCCTCGCCAAACTTCGTTCTGTTTTCCTAAGGCAGAATGTTGGCTTTATTGATCGTTCCGGCCGTAGTTTAAATCGAGGGTTAGGTATGTATGTACCTCAAGATGTTCTTAGGATGGCGCTTATGTGGACGAGAGAGAATTCCTATCTTTCTCTTCCGGCGGAAAAGCCGCCGCCCGTGCCCCCCTCAATGTGGGCGCGGCTACCTGAGGGGTTTGCTATTGAGCATTCTGAGGTTCCTCACATATATACAAAGGAAGATAAGGAGGAGCTCATCGAAGCCTTAGTCCAGTGCGCTTGGAGCGTACCTAAGCGGTTCAGTGAGTGCCATCCCCCTTTGGTTTTACCGAAGTGGAGTGACGAAGAAAAGATACAACCGATTGCTTCTGGAATCCGTTGCCCTGATATTTCTTGGAATCGTCGTCGTGGTAGACTCTACCATACGACCTTTTCAGGGTGGAAAACTATCATCGCCGCGAGGAACAGAGAGATCTTCTCGTCTTATTTAGAAAGACGAAGGAAGTTGTATCCGTACTTCAGGAGAGTAGTCGTACGGCCGTCCACCGCTGAAGACGGTCTTGAAAATCACGAGAGGATAAGATTGAGACTCGGGCGCGGCACCCTTTGGGATTGTCGCGGTGACGGGGAGCCAAGGCTCCTCCAGGCGATGCCCGGCTGCCGAGTTAAAATCTTTCGAACGGGGGTTGGCATCGGCCCTCCCACCTCTTTTTAATCTAATTTTACGTCGCCCAAAGCCATGGCGTTGCCTTCGGGCCTATGGCTAACCCTGGATCGTGATGGAATTTCGATGACCCCTATGGATTTAATTGCCAAGTGGGTGAGTATTCCCTCTCCGGTTTGCGCCTTCAGTGATTAGGCGAACGCATGACCTCACGTTCCGTTCCTCAAAAGGGTTCGGCGCTTATGCCATGTTCAGGGGTGATACGACCTAAGGAAAAGGGGCGGCAGTAATGCCGCTTAAAACGAGTGATTAAAGGATGGTAACGTCCTGAGAATCTGTTAGGGGTGTTAATCCCCGCTCATACCCCGGACTGACGGTAACGAAAGTGTACCAATGAAATTAGATTATCAAGAGCT